GCATTACTCGCAATGGAAGCTGCAGAGAAATCTGTTCAAGCTCCTATCGTACTTCCGCAGGATGTACAAGAGTTGCAACTTGGTGGCGACGCTGTTATTCGTACAGCTAACCCAGCAGGCGTACGCCGTGTAGAACTTAATATTCCAGCAGGTGCATTCACTGAACAGAACTTGCTGAACCAAGAACTTCGTGTTGGTGCACGTTACCCTGAATCACGTACAGGAAACATTAGCGCATCAGTTGTTACTGGCCAAGGCGTTCAAGCTCTTATGGGAGCCTTTGATACGCAGGTCAAATCAGCACAGGCAATCTTTGCTTCTGCTCTTCGTGATGTAATCAGTATTTGTTTTCAAGTTGATGAAACTATTTTTCCAGAAGAAAAAACAATTCGTGGTGTTGACTCAGGTTCACCTTATGAAATTACTTATTCTCCTAAGAAGGACATCAAGAGCGACTTTTCAGCCGATGTCCGTTATGGAATGCTTGCTGGTCTTAACCCAGCACAAGGACTTATCTTTATGCTCCAGGCACTTGGTGGTGGACTTATCTCCAAGGATATGGCAATGCGTGAACTTCCATTTACAGTTAACGTAACCCAAGAACTAGAAAAGATTGAAATCGAAAGCATGCGAGCATCGCTTCTCGGTTCCATTACTGCACTCTCTCAAGCGATACCGCAGATGGCTATGCAAGGCCAGGACGCTTCTGAAGTTGTGCGACAGATTGCGGCTGTCATTAAGGCACGCCAAAAGGGACAGGCATTAGAGGACGTCATTGAAGAAGTCTTTACGCCGCAGCCGCAACCAGTTCCTCCTGCTGGGGCCCCACAAGCGGTTGAGCAACCGTCCCCTGTTCCCGCTGGCGTTCCAGCAGGAGGCGCTACACCTCAAATCGAGGCAGCGCCACCAGACATTATGAGTTTACTATCAGGTATTACTGGTGGTGGAAAGCCGACAGCAAGCGTTCGTTCAACGCGACGCATATAATCTAGGAGGGGACAATGACTACGATTATCGGTATTCAGCATGAAGACAAATGTGTAATCGTAGCAGATAGTCGAATTAATGCTGCTGGTAAAGTTTACACTCATCCCGACATGACGAAAGCAGTTGAACGTGGAAGTTATATTATTAGTGGTGCTGGTAACTATCGTAGTTAGCAAGTGGTACTCCATGGGTGGACGCCTCCACTAGTTACAGTAAAGGCTAAAGCAAACTTATACGAGTTTGCAATTAACAAAGTAGTGCCATCACTTAAGGCGGCACTTACTGAAGCAGGCGTAGACTTTAATAAAACATCAGATGATGATGATAACAAGTTTGAATTAAGTCTTCTACTAGGAATTAACGGAACTATCTTTGAGATAGATTCTGATTTTTCAGTAGGAATGAACAGCACAGGATTTTATGGCATTGGTTCTGGTGGTGACTTTGCAGTTGGAGCACTACATGCAGGAACTACAATGCTAGATGCAATGAGAATTGCAGCAGTTAATAATAACGAGACGGCTCCGCCGTTTCATATCTTTGAACAATTTACTAAGTAGGAGGAAACATGGCCGTAGAAAATCGTGGTGGTGCTAACGGTGGCCCACAGTATAGCCCTACTAATGTTTCTGGCACTGGTGGAGCAGGTCAATCTGGACGCGTAGCGTCAGGTTACGCTTATGGAATGAATAAGCAGATTAACGACCAAGCAGCAGCTGCTCCTCTTGCTAAAGTTGCTGCAACTGTTGCACGTCCAATGGATGTAGCGCCAACACAGCCACCTATTACTACATTAACTGAACCAACAATGAATCCTGATGAACCAATTACAGCAGGCATTAATATGGGCGCAGGTCCAGGTTCAGAAGCGCTTATGCTTCCAAGTGACGCTGACAACAATGCTGAGTTCAACAAGAGCATTGCGTCTTATTATCCAGTTTTAAGTTACATTGCTTCCCGTCCTAACACTTCATCAGAAACCCGTCGTGCACTAGCAACTTTGATGAATGGCATTTAATGGACGTATGGAACCGTATTGGTGACCTTGTAAAAGGAACCAGGGACTGGGGTTTAGACATCGGTCTTGCAATTGCATCTCCAGCAAAATTTGCATGGGATATTGCAACAGCTCCATGGAATGACAGAAAAGAATACAATGGCTTTCTTAGTACAGTAAAGCAAGCAACTATTGATTTAGGAAAGAATGCTTTACGCCCAATCGGTGGCGTTCTTGGTGCTATTGAAGCAACCAACCGAAATCTTATTCGTGAACCACTTTCTGCTATAACATTGTTTGGCTCAAACCGCGGCAAAGATTCCATATCTGAAGAATGGAAAAAGGCTTGGGAAGCACGTAATGAAATTTCTTTTGGTCAAGCATTAACCGCACAATTCGGTCAGACCATTGGAGACTTTTTACCAGATGACCTAACTCCAAAGTTCATGGACTCTGACTTTGATATCTACGATGAAAAGCAACGCGAAGAAGCTTTTAGTAATAGCCTTATGGGTCGATTGACCTCGGGTACTGTTGACACAATTACTCAGTTTGCTGGGGACGTTTCAATTATTGGTGGAAAATTTGTTGCATCAAAGCGTGCTGCAGATTCTGCTAAGGATGCAATCCTTGCACTTCGTGAGGTTCGTGCAGGTGCTCCAACAACCAGCAAGTTGGCAGAAAAGTACAGTAGACTTGCTGAAGATTTCGCTAACAATGATATTGCTTGGGCACAGAATCACCCTTGGATTAAGGGCAGCAACAACGAGGCTACCGTTTCTTACCTATTGGGAACTGCTGCTACTAAAGAAGAAGCAGTCAATACAATGCTTGCAGTTATGGGCGACAAGAGCGGCATAGATATTCTTGATGAGTTAAAGCGTCCAGATATTGCTGCACCTTTGCGTATTGCAAATGGCGAGATGTCAATGAGCGATTACAAAGTTTTACTCAACGAAGAAGCGCAGTTAATTGATGCGACAACTGATGATATGTTGCAGTTTGCTTTGCGTACACCTGATGAGATTCAGGCTGACCGTGATTTTATTTCTGCATGGGCTAAGCATGACCGTTACGTGGACACTCTACTCGGAGTTTCTGAAACTCCAGCACTTGCAGAAGGTGCAGGTGGTTTATTTCAGGGTACAGGTCGCTTCCTTGCAACAGCCCGTAGTCTACCATATCACTCAAATGCTGTAGCTGATGCACAAATTACAATGTATCAGCCGACACCGTTCCATAAATTGTACTACAAGGTAACTTGGGGACAAAAAGAACGTCCAAGTGGTGTAATTAATCTTAACGAAGGTGACTCAATCCGCGAGGTAACAGCAGTTACTGACCGTTTAATTCAGTTATCTAGGCCAGTTCCTACAAGAGGTCCAGCGTTTATCACTCGTTTGCAAACTGGAACCTTTACAACTCAAGATGCTCTGTCATATGTTGAGCGATACGCTCGTGCAACGACACCAGAAGCGCGTGCTCGCGTCATTAATGATTTAGAGCAGACTGGCTATAGAATTGTTGCTGCCAAAAACGGCGTTTCTGAAGAACAGGCCGAACAACTTTTTAATTATCACACACAATTGCGTGCTGGTAAACTACGTGAATCCAAAGAAGAAGGATTTATGTACGACCATGAACTTAATCAAATGATTAAGGTGCCATTGTTTGAATCTCAAACAGCAAACTTTTTACCAATTGCAGATTTTGATTCAATTGACGCAGTCATTAAAAGAAATGGTAGCACATTGCGTGCAGTCGGTGGTAGTTTGCACGACACAATTGCAATAACATCTGACTTGTGGAAGGCTGCAGTTCTTCTGCGCCTTGGATATCCTATCCGTAACGCAGTTGACTCGCAGTTGCGTATCTGGGCTACAGTAGGTGCTATGGCTTCCTTGCGTCACGCAGGCGAAGGAATGAGAAATCTAGTTGACAATACTAGAACTGCCAAGAATCGCATGGTTGATAACTACCAAGCGCCAACTAAGGTAGATTACAAGGCACTTAAAGATGAACTTCAAAAGAGTGGTGCAGAAATTGCACGCTTGTCAAAGGAAGTTGCAGAACTTGAGACCCGTGTCTCACTAGAACCAGACAATGCTGACTTAATCGGTGAACTAGTTATAAAGCAAAAGTCACTAGGTGCAGCAAATGCTGTTTACGAGTCAAACAATGTGGCACTTACTAAGTTGGAACAATCAAAGGTTGCTTCACGTAAGAAGCGCATTGGCGAGCAGGACATAGAACTTACATCAACTGTTGACAGCCCAGATGGAACTAAGTATACAATTTGGGGCGCCTTTGGTGGACCTAATGGTGGACTATTCCGTGAGCTAAACTCATCACAGCAGACTTTCTATTCATTAATGGAAGATTACTCTACCATCTATGGTGCGAATGTAGCAAGCAAGGGACGCGGGGCTATTCGTCCAGGAGATGTTAATTACTACCAAGAGTGGACAAATGCCATTAACGAGACATTTGCCAACGCCGCAGTTCCTCGTGGACTTATGGCTGGCAAGAGCGTTGACGAGGTAGCAAAGGAACTTGCTAACAATAAAGAACTACGCGCTCGCTTGGGTATTTCTCGTTCTGAGTCACTTGAGTATGTAGTTACAGCACAGAAGTTCCTAGATAACTATATTCCTGATGGCTATGGCATTCGTGAAAAGATTATGTCAGCGCTTCCTGGTGAAGAATCAGGTAAGATTACAGAAGAATTCCTGCGTAATGCAGTACGTGACCCTAATGCGCTACCTATTGTGCATGGTCATCTACTAGATGCTAATATGAATCTTAGGCCGCGTGGTGTTACTAGACAAATTACATCATCATTGTTTAAGTACCTAGCGCAGATACCTGAAGACAACTGGGCACGTCATCCATTGTTCATTGACTTGTACGAGAAGTCTATTCAGAAGCGTCTTGAGACAGCAGAGTTTCTAAAGGGCGGTACATTTACTCGTGAAGAGTTTGCTAACCTTCAATACAATCTAACTGCAGGTGCACGAGCAGATGCTCTCAAAGGTGTAAAGGGAATCCTTTATAACGTAGAACGTCGTTCAAATGCTGCGCATATGCTGCGCTTTATATCACCATTCTTCTCTGCACAGGAGAACGCAGTCAAGACATGGTTCAGAATTGCTATGGATAACCCTGCTATTCTTAACCGTGCTAACATTATATGGAATGCTCCTGAGCGTTCAGGCCTGATTACAGATGAAAAGGGTGAGCCAGTCCCACCAGGACAGACATTAAATGCCAACAATACAATGTGGCTGCCTGTGCCTAAGGCATTAAAGAAACTTCCTGTCATTGGTGAGGGATTATCATCCCTTGACCAAATTGGTATTAGCAAGCGAAGCCTTGATGTTATGTTCCAGGGTAATCCGTTTGGCGTATCTATCGGACCATTCGCTGCAATTCCTATAGCAAATGTTTTGAAGTTAAAGCCAGAACTATCTGAAGTAGTATCGTTTGCATTCCCATATGGACCTGATGCATCACTATCTCAGTTCCTACCTACATGGATGCGTAACTCTTTGAAGGCTGTACACGGCCAAAACAACGATGACTATGCTAAGACATATCAACTTATCTGGTTAACAGAACAGCAGAAGGCCCAAGAAGCTGGTACTGCGTATCTTACAGATGGAGAGATTAAGAAAAAGACTGACGCATTCTACAAGATGCGTGTAGCTGCTAATTTAATCCTACCATTTGCACCACAGTTCGAAAGCCCTTATCGTTTCTATATGGATAAGTGGCGCGAATACAGCCAGACTTATGGCTTGGGTGCAGATGCTAAGTTCCTTGAGGACTACCCTGAGTACTTTGAATTTGCTACATCTTTGTCTAAGAACCCTACAGGTTCACAGGCTACAATGGATGATGTGCAGAATGCTAAGCGGTATACAGACTTAATCGCTGATGTAAAGGGTGACAACTCATACCTAGTTGGTTTAATTACCAAGGGTTCAGGTGCTGCTAAGTTTAATCCTACAGCATACTGGTGGCAATCAGAGACATCTATTGCGCCAGGAAGTCCTGAGAAGTACCGTGGTAAGCAAGACCCTCAAGAAGCACAGCAACAGAATGCAGCCCGTGAAGGTTGGGCTAGATATCGCCGTGCTATGGCAGTTCTTGATGCACACCTTGACAAGCGTGGACTTACATCATTACAACAGGCAGGTGCTGAAGACTTAGCCGCTGCAAAGCAGGCTATTGTTAAGCAACTAGCATCTGAAATTGACCCAGTTACTGGTCAGCCAACAGGCTCACCTAGTGCATGGTATCAAGACTACCGTGATGTTGATGGTACAAAGGGTGCAAAGACAATCATTGGATTCAAGAAGATTCTTGCTAATGAGAAGTTCATGGCAGATAATGCTGATGACCCTACATGGAAATCAGTTGCTATATATATGAAGGCAAGAGATGCAGTTGCAGCAAGACTACGTGGGCGACCATCTAGTAATATCGATGCTAAGGAGAACATAGATTTGCGCATAATTCTTGACTACTATGTCAACCAACTTAAAGCTGGTGACTTAGAATTTGCTAATATCTATGACAGATTCCTATCACAGGATAGAATCTATGACAAATACCTAGGTTCAGGACTATAACATGGCAACCACAGAAGAACTATTAAAACGCAAAAAGGAATTGACGGCTAGAATTGCCGCCGCTGCTAAGGTTGATATTACTGCAACTACTGCAAGAGAGCGTATTGCATCACTAGAGGCAACCAAGAAAGACCGTGCTGAACTAGCTGAGATTAATCGTCAACTAGCAGGTCAACCTAAAACTCCACCAAAGTCTGAGAATCCTGCATCTTTGCCTAAGGGCCCAGCCATTGCACCCAATGCACCTGTTGGGATTACTGATGATTTAGCAGCAGACCTCAGAGCAGCAACTGGTCTTGACATGAATGACCCATCTATATGGGCGGCAGGTGCAGCTGGAAGTACAGCATTTGTATATACTGGTGAAGTTAATGAATCTACAAAAGGATTGACTTTTAAGGATGGCAAGCCAGTATCATCAGTTACTCCTACGTTAAAGTTAGCTTCAAATTACGCGGCTGACTTTTGGAATGACCAGGCTTTACAGAATAGAATTATTGGTGCATATGCTGCCAAAGGTAAGACTATTAGTACTGTCGAGGCATACGGTTTGTGGTCACAACTAGTAACAACTGCAGCCACTATCTACCAAGGCGGACGTGGACCTAAGGTTACTCCACTTCAGTTACTAAATGATTCATTAAAGTCTGTAAAGGGAGATGAGCCAACTCTTCCAACTCGTTCTATTTCGCAGTTAGATAAGGCTAAGAGCTTTGATGCAATCGAGCAATGGGGTCTTTCTAAGATTGGCCAGAAACTAGATGAAGCCACAAAGTTAGAATTATTTGACTTGCTTAACAAGGCTAATACTGGTACTCTTACTACCTATAAGAAGGTTAAGAATAAGAAGACTGGCAAGTTGGAGAATGTACAGGTTACTACACCTGGTCTTACTGCTGAAGCATCTGAAGCAATTGTTGAAAAGAAACTTAAGGAATCAAACCCTGAGGAATTTGAACGCCGCAAGGGATTTGAGTTTATGAAAGATATGACTAGTATCTTGTCTGGAGGTCTATAATGGCTATTAGTGACAATGATGCTACAGTAGCAGAACAACTTCAAATGATTCTTGCTCTTAAGGCTACTGACCCAGACCTTGAGAAAGCATGGCAAGCATACCTTGAAGGGGACATGGACGGTTTCCGTTCTTTTGTTTTAGGAAGTGCATTCTATCGAAACAATAACTCTATTGCTCGTACCAGACAAACTGCGGCGACCAATCAGCCTGGCGTATATGCACAAGACTTAAATGCATATAAGGTAAAGTCAAAGAAGCGTCTGATTCAGCAAGGTATTCAATGGACACCTGGTGTTGAGAAGCAGGTAGAAATTGGTTATCAGAGTGGTATGAGTGAAGACCAAGTCGACCAGTTAATTGTGAAGTCTGGCGCAATGGGTAAACTTGGTGGAAGCACCATGAGTTCTGTATCAGCATTGCAATCATTCGCTAACGCATACGGCGTTGGCAACCTACTAAACACAGCATACTGGGATACAAAAGCGACAGCATTATTTGCTGGTGAAACTACATCAGATGATATCATGAATGATATTAAAAATCTTTCCGCTAGTGCCTACCCTGCATATGCAGAAGGAATTAAAAATAACGTATCTCTTTCAGCTCTGGCATCAAATGTTACATCTACTGTTGCCAATCTATTAGAGTTGGACCCAGATACAGTTAATTTTGATAATCCTTTGGTTAAAAGAATTATGGGATATATTAACCCTACCACTGGCAAGCAAGAGATTATGCCACAATGGATGGTTGATAGAACAGTTAAAAGTTCACCTGACTGGGTATATACAAACAATGCACGTGACACTATTGATTCACTTACCACTAAAGTATTCAGCGATTGGGGTCTGATGTAATGAGATACAATCCGAATGTAATGATGGTTGATGATGGTGGTGGTGTACCAAATAACCCGACGCTAACTCCAGCACAAATGCAGACAGCTACTAGGAAACTAGGAGCAGGTCAGCCATTAACTGATGCTGAAAAGATTGCACTAGGTATTCCAGTAAGTGTAAGCCCTGCTGTTGCACCAAGTGAAGTTCTAAGTGGACCAGTGGGTATGGACGACCCACGTTACTACACAATTAAAGTCGGTTCAACTGGTAAGACCTCTGCTCAGTTAGCAGCATTTGAAAATGCTACTAATACTGCCAAGGTAATTAATGAGAATGCTGTTGGAGTCAAATCTACAGTCGACCCAGTAACTGGTATGGTTACAACGAAAAAAACTACCGCTGCTGTACCGCCGCCCCCTCCTGTTCCCCAAGTACCACCTGTCAACACTGCAGGCATTACCGACCCAGCAATTCTTGCTTTAATTAATTCATTGCAATCACAAATTGCTAGTCTATCTGCAGCAAACAAATCAGCCGCAGACCTAGCGGCAGCTGAGAAAAAAGCAGCAGCAGAGACTACACGTAGAAATGCTATTGAAGTTCTTACTGAACGCTTTCAGCGTTATGGCTTAGGAAGTCTTGTTAATAAGATTAAAGAACTAGCAGTTGATGGTGCAACTGAAGCTACAATTACACTAGGCTTACAGGAGACAGAAGAGTATAAGACACGCTTTAAGGCAAACCAAGAGCGCATCAAGAAGGGCTTAGCAGTCCTTAACCCTGGTGAGTATCTTAATGTAGAAGATGGTTATCGCCAGGTTCTACGTGCATATGGGCTTAAGCAGTTTGATACTGACGACTATGTCTCTCAGTTTATCGCTAACGATGTATCTGCTGCAGAACTTTCTAACCGTGTAGTTACAGCAGTACAACGTGTACAGAATGCTGACCCTGCTATCTCGCGTCAACTACGTGACTTCTATGGCATTGGTCAGGCAGACCTAGTGGCTTATGTATTAGACCCTAACCAGCAGTTCCAGAAGATTGAACGTCAAGTTGCAGCATCTGAAATTGGTGTAGCAGCAGCACGTCAAGGACTAAAGACTGGTGTATCTGTTGCTGAACAACTAGCAGCACAGGGTGTAACACAAGCAGAAGCACAGAAGGGTTACGCAACTATTGCAGATATCCTTCCAACTGCTGAAAAACTTTCTGATATCTATGGCACAACTCTTGATAGTTATGGCCAGACAGAAGCTGAGCAAGAGGTATTTAATAGCCTAGCATCAGCACAACGTAAGCGTCAGAAACTTACACAACGTGAAATTGCATCCTTCAGTGGTGCAGCAGGCACGAATAAGACAAGTCTTACTACATCTGCAGTAGGACAATTCTAGAATCCTGAACGGACCTATCGGCCCCGTCAGCGTAATAGACCGATAGTAGGAGCCAGCCAGTTTCCCCGAACTGAACTGTGGCCTGCGAACTAACAACGAATAGAAGGGTGGGTTGCTATGAGCAACAACTACTGGGACGACGAAGACGAAGACCAAGATACCGACACAGACACACACATGGACGGCAGTGACTTACTTAAAAAGTTACGTAAAGCCAAGCGTGCAGATGAAAAGCGTATTAAGGAACTCACTGAGCAACTTGAGGGATTTTCCAAGGCGCAGCGTGAGTCTACCGTTAAGTCAGTACTAGAAAAGAAGGGTGTAAACCAGAAGGCAGCACGTCTAGTCCTTAAGGATTTAGATGGTGATTTTTCAGAAGAGGCAGTTTCAAACTGGCTAGACGAGAACGCTGACCTATTTGGTATAGAGGTATCACAGAAACCTGACACACAAAACCTTGCGACGTTACGTCAGCAGGATGTCATGACACAGAATGCCGTTACACCAGACCGAGCACAGGACCTAGAGCAACGCATGGACAACGCAAGCTCTATGGAAGAGTTAATCTCTCTGATGCAAGGACAACAATAATATCCGTTCATAGTCAAGGAGACTAAAAAACATGCCTAACGCATATACAGATACCTCGAGCACCTCGCTCGGCGGTACAGTAGGCGGCGCAGGCCTCGTACAGAAGGCATATGACCGCCTTCTCGAGTTCGCTCTCCGTTCAGAACCCCTAATTCGTTCTGTCGCAGATAAGCGCCCAGCAAAGCAAGCAATCCCAGGTTCAACTGTAGTTCTACAGAAGTACGTTGACCTAGATGCAAAGACATCAACACTAACAGAGACAGTTGACCCAGATGCAGTAGCATTGTCAACACCAACA